TGGGTTTTGTAAAAAAGCAGTATGACTAGCTATATATGCATCATGGTTCTGGAACACATAAGCTTGTATTGGCTGACCTGTTAATGCTGCTTGTTGCTCTGTTATTGGGTCACGGGCTGGTACTTCCGCTTGAGGCGGTAATAAAGCGTCTATGTTTTTAACTTCTAGAGCTTCGTACATACGTCTGTATGCTTCACGTAAATCATGTATTTCTGGTGCTGCTCTAGCCATTTCTAGTTCTTGTTGGGCTAACATTACCCTTTGTGCCATACTGAATATGTTTGGGTCACTTACGGGTACTATATCAACTTTAGCGTCAAAATCAGTAGCTTTTATTTCTCTGCTGGCTCCTGGTACCTCGTATGGGTAAACAGGAGGTAAACTCTTACTAAATATATTAGCTAGTAGCCTAAATTCTTTTTTCTGGGCATAATGCATACGTTTATGTATAGCACTCATTACTTTACTGCCCCTTTCTAACATAGCTACTGTAGTACCTACTGGTAACTGTTGAGAGCCAATATCACCGACGTTCATGTCCGCAATTGAAGCAAAACGCCTTCCAGAGTCAATAATTACGCCTAATAATTGACTTAATACGTTACTAGGCTCTTTATAGGGTAAAGGCATCAATGCATCACGAATTACTCCGCCTGGAACGTCAACATCTCTAAATTCTCCTGGTCTAAGTGGCTCATCTTCGCCTTGAACTCTCATTCCACGTGCTTTAAAGCCTGCGGGGAGGTTACTTAGCGTACCAGCGTCTACTAATTGGCGTAAAATCGCGGTTGCGGACTTAGTTAGTCCTCCAATCATGTGAATTAGCCCAAATCCGTAAAAACCTAGCCCTGGAAGGAACTTATAGTGTACAAAATACTCTTTTTTATTGAATAATTCACTTTCTGCTTCCCAATTACGTCTTATTGACAGTATTTCACCCTGTTCTTCTAGTATTGTTACTACATAAGGCACCGCAAAGCCATAATCATCAACTTCTGACAGCTCTAAATTGACATGCATCTCTAAAACTGTGTATTCATCGTAGTCTGTCATTGATGGAGCTATACCTTGTAGCTCATCCATCTTCTCTTTTGCTTCGTTATAGTCTACATCGGGGTTAGCTTCACCTATATTTACGTTACGGTAAGTACCGTTTAGCTGTAATTTCTTTAAATCGTTGCCCGTCATGGTCATAGTGTGGGTAAAACGTGGGCTAGTCTCTAAATCTACAGTTTCATAAGCTACTACTAAGTTTTCAGCCTTGACTAAACGGCTGGTAGCTCTACCTAATAAGTTATCATAGTAGACTTTTTTGAATGCACTACCCGCTAAAGGTAGGTAAAACAGTAAACTATCCATTTCAGGGTCATATTCTTTCATGACTTCTGTTATTTGATAGTTCATAAATTCTTTGACACGCTGGTTTTGACCAGCTACTTCTGGGGTTTCTGCCCCCATGACTCTAGTTTTTACTGGACCACCAGGAGGTAATAGTTCTTTATAAGACTGAGCCTGAAACTGGGTGACAGCTTCACTTAATAATGGGTGATGAACACCAGTGGCTCCAGGGAATGGTTCTTCCCTCTCTTCAGTTTTAATACCTAGTAGGTCTAAACCTTTACTAAAGGTATCAAGCCAATCTTGTCGAGATTCTTTGTCTGAATCATAAGCTTCTAAAAGTTCACTAGCTAATGTGGATAAGTCTGAGGAGTCTAGTGTCTCAGCAAGATTAGCCTGATGATCGGTAGCGGTTATTGATTCTGATTCAAACATAGGTATGACGTTGCCGTCGGGACCTATTTCAAAAGCAGAAGTCATATCGCCTTGTATATTCATTTCTTCGGGAAGCTGTACTTCCATCCCCATGTCTTCTTGGGGTGCTTGACCTTGTAGCATGTCCATAATTTCTATGTCTATTGCGCCGTTTTGGTCAATGTTTGTTTGGTCTTTTTCTATAGCCATGGTTAATAATAACTTACTTTACGTTTGTAGTATAGTTCTTCTTCCTCCCAGTCACTAGGTAATCTAACGAATCCACCTTGTCTAAACCTAAGCATAGCCTGAGTGGTTGAATCTACTAAGTCGTCGTGATCCCCAGCGGGAAAAACGGCACACTCTTCAATAACTTCATTAGCCCATTTAGTATCTGGTGCCCATACCATACCCGACTCAAAAAGCGGGGTGCTGGCGTTAACTCTAGCAATCTTATCATTTCCTTTACTAGGAGTAAAGTTCTGTACGGGTATACCTATATTCCTTAGTTCTTGGGTAAGCGGTATACCACTAGCTTTACCTTCTATAATTACTACGTCGGGTGACCAATCGTGATATTGTTCTAGGGCTACGCCTTTAAGTTCAGGGAATGAGTATTTACCTTTTATACAATCTAGTAAAATTATGTGGGCTACTGTACCGTCGTATAGTTCTTCACCTATGGTACCTTCTGGGTAAAATACTCCCCATGTGGTAATAGCTGAATAGTCCGCTGATGAACTTTTTAAAAAAGCGGTATCGTAACTTTGAATAAGGTAATCACACACGGGAGGTTTTTCTTTATCCCACTCCATCCACCATTCCCGCCTGATTAGTGCACCTTCTTCACTGGTCGGATTCTGCATGTACTGAGCGTGCCATTTAGGACCGCCACGTAAACTAGCTTTTACGCCTTCTAGTTCTTCTATTTTCCAGTACTCTGGCCATAAGGGTTTACCGCTAGGTAGTATGGCGGGTAGTTCTATAACTTCCCATTGGTCAGCTTTAGGGTCACGGGCTGCATCTTTTAATAATTTACCCGTAAGGTCGTTAATATTCCAGCGGGTCATAACTATAACTATGGCTCCTCCTGGCTGTAACCTTTGACGCGGACCACTAGTATACCAATCATAAGTATCTTCCATGGACTTTGGGTTCATGGCGTCTTGTTCTGAATGCGGGTCATCAATTATAAATAAGTCAGCACCCCTACCCGCTAATGCACCACCAACACCCGCAGCATAATACTCGCCTTTTAGTTTAGGGTTGGCTTTATCTTGGGTTTCCCATTTACCTGCTGCTTTTGAGTCTGGGTTAATTAATACATCAGGGAAAACTTTTTGATAGTCTTCCGTTAACATTAAGTCCCTAATCTTACGACCAAACTTAACGGCTAGGTCTGCGGTGTGGGTCGCCTGAAGTATTTTCAGTGAGGGGTTACGACCCACAAGATACGCAGGAAAGTAATGACTCGCGAACTCACTTTTAGTGTGACGCGGAGGCATATTAATTATTAAGCGTTTTATTTTACCTGTGGCTATACGGTCAAAAGCGTCAGCCATCTTTTTATGGTGAGCCCCGCCTATAAAACTTGGCCACTGGTTTTTTACAAAGTTCATAAAGCCACTTTGACAGCGTTCAACTTCTTCTATTTGTTCTAACCTTTCGGCTAGTTCTAGATGTTCTTTTAATACCGACTCGGGTAGTTCGGTTAAATTAGAGTCCATAGTTCAACGGCATTAAACTAGCTACCCCACCGTTCATCATACCTTTAGGACTACCTAAGTTTTCTAAAAAGACGTCTAGTTTTGAATAAGCTTCTTTGTTTTTATTTAACATTGATGCTACACGATTACTCGCGTTCGGGTTGTTTAATATGTCGTTGTTGTATAGGCTTTCTAATCTGTTCCTATCTTGAGCTATTTTAGGTTTAAGTATTTTGATGGCTGCTGTTTGTTCACCTTTACCCATGCCTTTTAAGATTTCGGTCATCTTTTTTAATTCAGGAAAAGCTTCTACCTTGTCTAACTTACTAGGAAAAAATTTTAAAAGCCCTTTTACTGGACCCGTAAATTTACCACCACCGCCCACCATCATTGCTGCTTCTGTTATTGGTCCACGGTCAAACTGAGATAGGAACTCTTCTCTTGCCATGCCTTTTTCCATTCTGGCGAATGCTTCTTCGTTTTTCTCTCTTTTGAGTTTTTCTAAAAATCCTTCAGCCATGGTCCATCTCCTGTAGCTTTATTTTATACTCTTTACGTGCCCTTTGTAAAGTTTCTTTATTCTGCATAATAATTGACGGCATAGGGGTTGAGTAATGTTGGTCTACGGGGTGGCTCCAAAACCACATGGCGTTAGGGCGTTCGTCGTTTAGATCTTGGACTATGGACATTAGTTCATCGCGAGACGTTGAGGGGTGACACTTAAATAAAACTGCATCGTAACGGTCTAGGGTTTGATATTGATTTTCTATGGACTGTGTGTCATAGTCTATGGTTAATAGTTTATTGTTGTCGTATGACTCAAGTGAGTGAGGACAGACGGGTTTTATGTATTCAAAATATTCTCTCATAAGCTTGCAAATTTTGCAAAAAATTTTAGTAAGGAGTCCCTAATTCTAGCCTAGTCAAGGTCAAAAAGTAAAGTCTTGTTGTTATGAGCGTCTAAATGCGAGCTACGGCTAAACTCACAGCGTAACTGTAATAAGGGGGGTGGGGGGTGTTTCTGTGTGCCTGTGCCTGTGTCCCAGCTCTGCTGGGCTGTGTGTCCCCGATAGGGGAGCCCAGAACCCTAGCAGTTGGTCCTTCTTCTTGATAGTAAGTACTTACTTACGTGTGTGGTCGCCCGTTAGGGCGTGGTCTAGTCCCGCTAGGGAACGCTCAGGCGTCCTGTGTCACGCGTCAGCGTGTGTGCCGTGGGCGGTAGCCCACAATTTATGTATAGTTTTTATATATATATTTAGTATACTTTAGTTTACCTGAATACTTTACTTTACTTATATATGTTAGTATCATAGGTGTATAGTAAGTTAAAAGGGTACTTACTATTACTAACTAACTAAACCCTATAGGTAAATTATTATGTCAAAAACTAATAATAAAAAGGTTGCTACTACTAGCGTTACTACTAACGTTAATACTAGCGTGTCTGTTAACTCAAAGCTCAAGTACGTCACTAAAAATGGTGCGTCTCATAATATCAATAGGGCTTCAGCGGTAGGTGGTTTCACTTACGTTAATGCCTTAGCTCATTATAAAACCTTGGGCTACGGTAAAGCTGACCTTAACTATGATATTAAGGGCGGTAGGCTAATACTAGAATAATACCTAGTATTTAAACGGGGGGCTTACGCCCCCTTTTTTATTACCCATTATTGAACTATAGAGAAGATCATGATCTAGATGTTAGATCTGTTGTCTTTGTGTCTTTGTCTTTGTGTCTTTGTCTTTGTCGCCGATAGGCGACGATCTCGTTCCCGCCAGGGACCACGAAGTAAGTACTTACTATCACTGGACACCTCGTTCTTACTCGCTAAAATATGTTAAAATA